ACAAAGCCCGGCATATCGTGGCAGCGTTACGGGCCGAGGATCAAGGCGACGATTACATTATTTTTTCGTCAAGCAGCGCAGAAAATCCCGGCTATTACAAAACGGCAGACCCAATGGAACGCCGGGCATATATGGCCGAAACCAAGAAACGGGCAATCAATACGTTTAAGCCATTGAAGAAGGCGCAGCGCATCGAGAATGGGGACAGCGACCAATACAGCATGTGCAACAACCTTAAACAGTTTCGCAAAGATCGCGGAATGTCAAACGATATGTTTGTTGATGCGCTCACGGCCGCCGGGGTGCCCATGAATGCGCCCATGCTTTCCCGTATCGAAAACGGGCATGTGCTCCCTTCCCCACGTTGTGCGGAACTGATGGCGGAAATTCTCGGCTGTGAATTGTCGGAATTGTTCGGCTTTGGGTATGCAGCTATCACAGGAAAGTAAAAGGGGGTGCACAGCGTGGCGGCTGTAAAGTGGATAAAAATAGTTACAGACATTTTCGACGACGAAAAAATACAGCTTATCGAATCCATGCCGGACGCTGATTCAATCATTGTTATTTGGTTCAAGCTGCTTTGCATGGCAGGAAAGCAAAACAACGGCGGGGCCTTCATGTTAAATGACAGGATCGCATATACCGACGAAATGTTATCTACCATTTTCCGGCGGCCCCTTAACACGGTACGGCTTGCCCTGTCAACATTTGAGCAATTCGGCATGATCGAGATTGTAAACAATACGATCACGATACCGAACTGGGGCAAACATCAAAACTTGGAAGGCATCGAAAACGCAAGAGAAAAAACACGACAGCGAGTTGCAGCATTTAGGGAGCGACAGCGGGAATTAACGGCCGGTAACGTTACACAGCGTTACAGTAACGTTACAGTAACGCAGACAGATAAAGAAATAGATAAAGATAAAGAAGAAGATAAAGAAATAGATAAAGAGGAAAGCGGCAAGCCGCAAGCGGAAACATACAAAATAATCGTTGATTTTCTCAATGAAAAAGCCGGAACCAATTACAAGGCAACAAGCGAAGCAACACGGAAAGCAATCAATGCCCGGTTAAATGATGGGTACACCGTTGCCGACTTTGAAACCGTAATAGAAAAAAAGTGCGCGGAATGGATCGGCACCGAATGGGAGAAGTTTTTGCGCCCCTCTACCCTATTCGGTACAAAATTCGAATCTTATCTTAACGGGAAAATCAACAAGAAAAACGGAGTGAAGACATATGGAGAACATCGAAAACTTGCTGAATCTGATTCGGAAAGCAAGTGGGGGCGAATCGGAACTTACTTGTAAGCCCTATTCGGAAATGACGGCAGAGGAACGCCGGGCACGGGTGCAAGAAAAATGCGATATCGAAAACCGCATGCCCGGCAACCTTCACGAAAAAGACGGGTATAACTGCCCTCTTTGCTTGAATCGCGGTTACACATGGGAAGTAAAAGAAATCGACCGAGGGGAGGAAACAAACGACTTTTCCGAATCCACTTTGACATGCAAGTGCAAAACAATTCGTGCGTCAATTATGCGCATGAAGCGAAGCGGCCTTGAAAACGTGCTTGAGCGGTACACATTCGCCAAATATGCGGCCGGTGATCCGTGGCAAAAGCACGTTAAGGAAACGGCCCGCCGGTTTGTGGAAGAAGGCGGCAGCGTCTTTTTCATCGGGGGGCAGACAGGGGCCGGGAAAACGCACATTTGCACGGCCATAACGGCTGAATTTCTGCGACGTGGCAAAGCTGCCTATTACATGTTGTGGCAGGACGAAACCGTAAAGTTAAAGGCCAACATAACCGACGGGCCCGAACACGAAAGGCAAATGAAACGGCTGAAAAACGTTGATGTGCTCTATATTGATGATTTTTTTAAGCCTGTTGGGGAAACGGGCCCCTCCCCTGCCGATGTTCGCATTGCTTATGAGTTGATCAATTACCGATACAATAACGCAGGATTGATTACGGTTATATCGTCGGAACGGCTCATAAACGAAATACTTGACATTGACGAAGCAACCGGCGGCCGCCTTGTGGAATACGCCGGGGAATACATGATAAACATTGGACGCGATAAGGCGCGAAATTACCGGCTCCGTAATGCCGGGATGATTTAAGGAGGAAAGCATGGAATCCGATTTTAACGAGTTGATAAAAAAAGCCGTAGAACAATCATTTGAGAAACTTGAGACAATGATAGGCATTCCGGCGCGCGTAGCCATTGCACGTCATATACCGGAAAAACCGCAATATGTCAAATATCCGTGGGCAACATGCCCAACATGCGGCGGGAGTGTTTCAATTGAATCTGTGCGCGATCATGTGCAAAACGGCGAAATAACGTATTGCGAATATTGCGGACAGGCTATTGATTGGGAGGGTTCATTGCATGATTAGATTGACGCAAAGCCTTGCCCATTGGCTCATGGAAAACCATATGGATAAACTTCCGCTTATCATGTTTGGGCATATTGAATTGATGACGGATGAAATGAGCCGGGATTATTTGGCATGGTGTGCAACCGATGAAGGAAAACAATACTTGAAGGGCGGAAGCAAGTACAGGGAGGAAGTATGACCATAAAGGAAATGCGGGAAGCGTTAGAAAAACGATGCGAAGATTTTGACAATAATTGTACAGGGTGCCCACTTAGAGGGCGACAATATTGTTATACAAGTGTAACTGATGATGAAATACAAGACAATTACAACACCATGTTTCCCGATGGCCCAATTGATCCCGTCAACCATCCAACCCATTACACACAGGGCGGCATTGAATGTATTGACGCAATACGGGCAAGCATGACAGCCGACGAATACGACGGATTTTTGAAGGGCCAAGTTATCAAATATGTTTGGAGATACAAACATAAAGGCAAGCCCGCCGAGGATTTAAAAAAGGCAATGTTTTACCTTGATAGGCTCATAAAGCAAACGGAGGGAGTGCCGGAAAGTGCCGATAAATAGCAAGGAAAAAGGCAAACGCGGCGAATTGGAAATTGCCGCCTTGTTACGGGAATATGGGTTTGCCGGTCAACGTGGCGTTCAATATTCCGGCGGGCCCGATTCCCCGGACGTGCTCGGCCTGCCGGGCGTACATATAGAAGTAAAGCGCGTCGAAAAGTTGAACGTGCACGACGCAATGAAACAAGCAGATCGGGACAGCGGCGAAAAAATCCCCGTGGTGATCCACCGCAAAAACCGCACGCCGTGGCTTGTTACTATGAACTTTGACGACTTCATGAAGATTTACGGAGGAAGAAAAAATGAGGAATGCTGAACACCGCATAGCGGGCGGTATTGTGGGCCTTGTTGTTGGCGACGCGCTGGGCGTGCCGGTGGAGTTTGTACCGCGTGCCCACCTTGCGGCAAAGCCGGTTCGCAAAATGACCGGATACGGCACGTATAACCAACCGGCGGGAACGTGGAGTGATGACAGCAGCATGACGCTTGCGACCATTGGCAGCCTTATAGAGGTAAACGGATACAGCAAGCGCAACATGGCGAAAAAATTTGTATCGTGGATGGAATGCGCACATTATACGCCGGGCGGCGTAACGTTTGACGTTGGTATGACCACGCAGCAGGCCCTTATGCTTGGGCATGGGCTCACGTCGGAACTTTCAAACGGAAACGGTTCCCTTATGCGCATGGCTCCCCTTGCCCTTTGGAAAGGCGCAAACGACGAAATGATTGAAAGCGCGTCCGGGATCACACACGCGCACCCGCGCTCCGTACTTGGCTGCCTTCTGTATTGCGATATTATCCGGGCATTGATGAAGCGGGCAACCGTGCCGGAAGCAATCGAAATTGCACTTGATAAACGCGCCGAATACCCGGAAATCGAACATTACAAAAGGCTTGCAAGGTTGGGCGAATTGAAGGAATCCGACATTGAAAGCAGCGGTTACGTTGTTCACACGTTGGAAGCCGCCCTATGGTGCGCTATGACAACCGACAGATACAGGGATTGCGTATTGAAGGCTGTTAATCTTGGCCGGGATACCGATACCGTGGCCGCCGTGGCCGGAAGCATTGCGGGCGTAATTTACGGCCTTGCGGGCATTCCGAAAAAGTGGATTGCCACATTAAAGCGCGGAAATTACGTTGTAGAAACTGCAAATTTTTTTGAAGCGTGGTGCAATCAATGAACATTGACGATTTAAAAAATGACGTATACGCGCAGGCAATAAAAAAGGGCCTGTACGATGATCCGCAAAGCATAAAGACGTTGCTATGGCACATACGCACAGAAGCGCAGGAAGCGCAAAGGGCGTTTTACAGATATGGCGACATCGAAACCCATTACGAATGCAATTCCCGATTCAGTACCGATTGCGTAAAGAATGGGTACTCATGCCCCGCATGCTCACACAGACGAAACGAAGGCGTTCCGCAGGAATTGGCCGACGTCATCATTATGACGCTTTCGGCCTGCGCTCACCTTGATATTGACATTGCAAAAGCAATACGGGAAAAGATGGCATATAACGAAATTCGGGAAAGGTGATGAAACCATGAAAGAATTGATGGAGTATCAAAGCATACAAGCGGAGATTTCACAAATCGAATCAGAAATTGACCGCTTGGAAGCAATTAAAAATTCGCCCCGTATTTCGCATTTAACGGGCTTGCCGCGCTCGGGTAGGGTTACGGATGGCATGGACATTATCGCGCGAATTGACGAACTTATAACCGCGTATTACAGGTGTTTGGGCGCGTTGCTTGCCTTGCAGGAAGAAGCGGAAAGGCAGCTTGCAGAATTGGGCCGGGAAGAACGCGTGGTAATCCGCTATAAATACGTTGGTGGATTGCGAAACCGTGACATTGCCGACCGGCTCAATTATTCGGAATCCACCATAAAACGCCGGATAAAATCGGCCATGCAAAAGCAGGAGGAAAAAAACAATGTGTGATTTTTGCGCGGGCTTGACATTCAAAAAAATTTCCGGTGGAAATCTTTATATGTGGAAGGATCACCTTTACTTATGCGGCGAAGCTGCCAACATGGATACGGCCCGCGCCGTCGATCTTGGCCCCGTTGATTTCTGTATTGTGTGCGGCCAAGCGGTACAGGCGGAAAGGGTGCCGCGTTGTGAACATTGCGGAACACCTTACAAGGTTGTGGAAGATGCAACGACAGATATTTATTATACGCCTGAAAAATTGTCCGTAGAAATAAAGCGGGGCAATTATGCGACGTTTGACGAAATCGGGGAAATGTGCGTTATACCGGTGCGCTCCGTCGTTCCAAATTGTAGTTGTGGGTACCACGTCGGCCCCGGACGTTAAAAACGGGTAAGTACTTCGTAGTAGTTTTATAGTTGCGGTATTCCGCAAGGCCACACGCGGGGCCCGGCCGCGTGGGTGAGGATGCGCCAAGCCATCCCCGGCACAATATGCGCCGTGTGATTGGAAATATTTGCCACACATTGAAAAGCCGTGGTGGAATCCACGGGGCTACATATGGAGCCTTTAACCATATGGGCGCGGGGCGTGCCAAACCGCCCCCTTTCTATGAAAAGTTATGATTATTGGATGGGCATTTTTTGCCGGTGCTGCATTTATGTTTGTGATGTGTTACCGGCAGCATAAAAAAGACAGGCGGCGCATTATGCAGAAAGCAAACGCAATTTGCGCCGATAACGAAACCGTGCTTTGTATCAATGCAACCGTAATTGTAGACGATGCCGGGCGGGTTAGTTGGTTCAATAACGAAAATGATTTGAAATTTTAGAAAGGGAAAACATGGACGAAATTAAAGTATCATTGATCGAATACCCCGGCGCACGGGATTGGGAAGCCGTCAAGGCCCGTGCCCTTGTTACCATTGGCAAAACCGCCAAAACCCCGCCAACCGGCAAATGGAAGTATGATATTTTGCGGGCCCGGCATAGTCCAATTAGGCGGCTGCGTTTTTCATTCTTCATTGAGTGCCCGTATTGGGTAAGTGTTCACCTTGTGCGACATGTACACGCGCAGCCGTATGTAAGGAGCCAACGCAACGACCGGCAAAACGACTATGACCGCACCAAAGCACCGCAGGACGCGCCCGTTAATATGATTTGGGACATGAACGCCGAAGAACTGATGACCATTGCAAATAAACGCCTTTGCAGGAAGGCAAGCCCGGAAACCCGCCGTGTAGTTCAAATGGCGTGCGCGGAGGTGCTCAAAGTATGCCCGGAATTTACGGGCCTGCTTGTACCGGGGTGCATTTACAACGGTACTTGTCACGAAATGTACCCTTGCGGCCGAAATATTGAATAACAAAAGAGCGGGGATTACTCCCCGCCCTTTTTCATTTCCTGTTCAATTAGCCGATTTATAAAGGCGTTTACGCTTTCGCCATGCTCCGCCGCGTATGCTTTTATAACGTCCCTTTGACCTTTCGGTACAACGATTTCGATTCGATCATACGTTTTATCGTTGTACCGCTTCTTTACTGCTGCCGATGTTTTAGACATTGCTTGCCCTCCTTACAGGGCCCCATTGGCCCATTCTTTCATTTCCTTCATGATTGCGTCAAGCCGTGCAATTTCCGCCTTGCTTGGCATCCTGTTTTGCTCTTTATCATACCGGGAAAACGGGGAAATTGTAAACCCGTTCCCGTACACATTGCCAATCAACCACCAATTATTTTTTGTCCGGATGGAAATATACCCGGTTTTCCGCTCGATCTTAAACATGATCTCTTCCTTTCTGCCCTCGTAACCTCCGGGGCGGGTGGTGGGGTTAGTGGATTTTAACTTCCGTCCCGTCTGGCATGATTTCATAAATCCCCATCGGGTGACCGTTAGACCAAACCCGTGCATGGGAAACGGCAATGTTCAGTTTCGCGCAACGTGCAACGGGGGTCTTGTGAATCACTTCGCCTTTTTCGTTGGTCAGTTCTTTGTAAATGCGGTACATCTTCTTAACCTTTCCGGCTTCTGCCTGTCTTTATGCGGGGCGGGTGGTGTGGTTACAGATACGTTTCGTTGTAATCGTTATCGATATAGGTTTTTGCGGTAGACAGCGTTAACGCCGTGTTGATGTATTCGCCATCCTTGTAAATTTCATAGGTGCAATTGTCCTTCGGGC